TTTGCTAAAAAAGGTGGTGGTCATCATTCAGCACACATACATTGGAATCAACATGTATCAGGTTTTTATTTTTTAAAATGTAGTGAAAAAACTTCTTATCCAATATTTCATGAACCAAAGACTGGTGCAAGATGTACAAAATTAAAAATGAAACCAGATTTAAAAGGTGTATGGGCAGGTCATGAAACCTTTCATATGAGACCAAAACCAGGAACATTAATAATTTTTCCAGGTTATTTAGAACATGAATATGCAGTAGATCATGGAAAAGAACCATTTAGATTTATACATTGGAATATACAAGCTGTACCAAAAGAAATGGCTAAAGATGTTTGAGGTAATTGATAACTATTTAGATGTAGAAAAACATATTATTTTAAAAACAATAATGGAATCAAATAATTTTCCTTGGTTTTATACCAAAGGAAAAGTAAAACCTACAGATAATCCTAAGATCTTTGACACACAATTTACTCACATTTTTTATATAGACCACAATGTAAATTCTAATTTTTTTAATTATCTCGAACCTATTTTAGAAAAATTAAAACCATTAGCTCTCATAAGAGTTAAAGCTAATTTAAATTATCCTACAGAAAAGATAATGGAATCTGCTTATCATACTGATCAAAAATTTAGTTGTAAAATAGCTGTATATTACGTTAACGATAATGACGGATATACCATGATTGGAGAAAAAAAAATTTTAAGTAAAGCAAATAGAATGGTTTTATTTACTTCAGATTCAAAACATTTTGGAACTAATTCAACTAACTGTAACAATAGAATGGTAATAAATTTTAATTATTTCTAATGAGTTTTAAAAATAAAAAATACACTATTATAAAACAAGCGATATCAAAAGATCTTGCAATATTTATTGCTAATTATTTTAGAATGCAAAAACAAGTATATGATACTTGTAGAGAACGTAAATACTTTTCACCTTTTGAAAATATCTTAGGATATTATGAAGGAGAAAATGAACAAATTCCAAATACATATTCTCAATATGCTAATATGGCTATGGAGACTCTGTTACTTAAATGTCAACCAGATATGGAAAAAGCGACTGGATTAAAACTATATCCTGCTTACACTTATGCACGAATCTATAAAAAAGGTGATATTTTGAAAAGACACAAAGATAGATTTAGTTGTGAGATATCTACCACTATGAATCTAGGTGGTGATGACTGGCCAATATATTTAGAGCCATCTGGCGAGACTGATAAAAAAGGTATAAAAGTTGATTTAAAACCAGGAGACATGCTAGTTTACTCTGGATGTGAGCTAGAACATTGGAGGGAAAAATTTAAAGGAAAAGAATGCGTTCAGGTTTTTCTTCATTATAATAATCGTAAAACTCCTGGATCAAAAGATAATATGTTTGATAAAAGACCACATTTAGGTCTTCCACCATGGTTTAAAAGATAACAAAATCGTGTTATAACACACAAGCGGGCTAGGACTTACACCACATACCACCGTCCTAGTTCGCTAATAGGAGTTTTATGGGTTTAGGAATAACAGCTATAGCACAAGATGCGATATCGTCATTAGGTACACCTAATACGGTTGCAGCTGTAACAGGCGTTTCATTAACCACAGCTATTGGGCAAGCTCAAACAGATCCAGATGTAATTGCAACAGGTCAACAATTAACGACGGCCGTTGGCACATCTACAGTAACAGGAACAGCAGTAGTTTCTCCAACTGGAAGTGTAATTACAACATCAACAGGATCACCTACTATTACAGGATCAGCAGTGGTAAATGTCACTGGAATACCTATGACTATTAATTTAGGTAATTCAGTTGCAAGTATTGATATTGATGTTTCTGTAACTGGATCGTCATTGACATCTGCAATAGGGACACCGACTGTTTTCTTAGAAACACCAGTAGATGTAACGGGTCAATCTATGACAAGTGCAGTAGGATCACCACTAATTATATCATGGAGTAATGTAGATCCTGAAGTAACTAACACTTGGACGGAGGTTGATATAGCAGCTTAAAGGAGTTATAATAAATTATGGCATCGACATTTTCAGCAGATTTGAAATTTGAACTCATGGCAACCGGTGAAAACGCTGGTACATGGGGAACAAAAACTAATACAAACCTTAACCTTGTTCAACAAGCAATTGCAGGTTATCAAGAAATAAACGTAGCATCATCTAATATAGATTTAGATATGAGTGATGGAACTATATCAAATGCAAGAAATATGGTTTTAAAATTTACAGGAACTCTTGCAGGAACTAGAGTTGTAACAATACCTGACTCTGTAGAAAAATTTTATGTAGTGGTAGATGGTACAACACACTCAGGTAATACATTAACTTTTAAAACTTCATCAGGAACAGGTTTTACATTAACTCAAGGTAAGAGTCACTTTTGTTATTCTGATGGCACAAATTTAAATTTAATATCAGGAATCCAACTTGCAAATAACACTCTGGATACAGTTCTTGATCAGGGTAATTCTTCTGATGGAACTATTAACGTTAGTAACATTACTGTAACAGCAGCAACAACTTGTAATACAATTAGAACAAGTGGCGCAGCTATTTTCGGTTCGACTGTTGCAGCAACAAATAATATTAGCACATCGGCTGGTACTGTATCTGACTCTAAAGGAGAGATAAGACTTCTACCCGCAAATTCTCAGGGTTCAACATACAGTCTTGTCGCTGCTGATCATGGAAAATTAATTATTGCATCAAACACAATTACAGTTCCTTCAGGTGTATTTTCTGCAGGACAGCAAATAAAAATTTTTAATAATACTGCTTCAACAATTGCAATAAATAGATCTGGTGTAACAATGTTCTTTGCAAAAGATGGATCAAATGCAGATAGAACTTTAGGGACAAGAGGTGTTGCAACTCTTATTTGCACTGCATCAAATACTTTTGTTGTAACAGGTGAAACATTAACGTAGGAGTAATCTGTGGCGTTAACAACTGTCAGAATAATACCAGGAATAAATAAATCAGATACACCGTCAGGAGCTGAAGGACAATGGATCGATAGTGATTTTGTTCGTTTTAGATATGGTCAACCTGAAAAGATTGGAGGGTTTGAAGCAATAGGTGGTGCTACAATTTCAGGTCCAGCTAGAGCCCAACATACATGGACAAGTATTGCAGGAGAAAAATATGCTGCACTAGGTTCATCAAAAGCTTTGTATATTTATTATGAAGGAGCGTTCTATGACATTACACCTTTAGATACTGCTATTACTGGAGCTACTTTTACATCAACAAATGGTTCTGCAAACGTAACTGTCAATAAAACATCACATACATTACAGGCAGGAGATTATATTACTTTGTCATCAGTAACAGTTCCTGGAGCAACATCAACTCTTAACGGAGCAATTACTGCAACTGCTACTACGATAACTTTAGCAGATGCATCAAGTTTTTCTACATCAGGTTCAGTTAGAATAAATGATGAAATAATTACATACTCAGGAAAATCAACTAATGATTTAACCGGTTGTACAAGAGGAACTAGTAGTACAACTGCTATTGCTCATGATACAGCAACAGCTGTCAGAGAATCTACAGTAACCAGATTTAACACAACTGATTTTACAAATAATATTTTTGAAGTGCAATCAACAAGCATAGGCACAAATAGTTTTCAAATAGTCATGCCAATAACAGAAACAGGCACAGGTATGTCTGCAGCTGGCGGAACAACTATTAATCCGTATGTTGAAATAGGCCCTGTAGAACAAACCTATGGTTATGGATGGGGCACAGATACATGGTCAACAGGTAAATGGGGAGAAGCCTCTACATCTACTACAGTAATTCTTGACCCAGGATCATGGTCACTTGATAATTTTGGTCAACAACTTATTGCTACAATTAAAAATGGTAAAACATTTACTTGGGATGCGGGTGCTGCTAATCCATTAGAAAACAGAGCAACCATTATGACTGGTGCTCCTACAGCTTCAAGAATGACCATAGTTTCTGATAGAGATAGACACGTAGTACATCTAGGAACAGAAACTACAATTGGTTCTGGATCTTCACAAGATCCTATGTTTATTAGATTTAGTGATCAAGAAGATTTTACTACATACACACCTACATCTACAAACACAGCAGGTACTTTTAGATTAGATACAGGCAACAAAATTGTTACTGCTATATCTGGTAAAGATTATAATTTAATATTAACTGATACTGCAGCTTATTTAATGCAGTTTGTAGGTCCACCATTTACTTTCTCTATAAGACAAGTTGGTTCTAATTGTGGATGTATAGGTCAACACGCTGCTGCTTATGCAGATGGTAAAGTATATTGGATGGGTCAATCAGGTGGTTTTTTTGTATTCGACGGAACAGTAAAGCTATTGCCTTCATTGATTGAAGATTTTGTTTTTACCACAACAGGCAATAATGTTGGAGTTAACTATTCTTCTAATGAAATTATTTTTGCATCACACAATTCTTTATTTAATGAAATTATTTGGTTTTACCCAGCGGGAACCCCTGTATCAGATCCATCTACACAAAACGACAGAACAGCTGTCTATAATTATGTAGAAAATACATGGGCTCCAATGACACTTGCTAGAAGCACATATGCTGATGCCTCTACATATCCTGTACCATATGCTACTGAGTATAGTGCTACGGGCACTCCAACATTTCCTACCCTACAAGGTGCAACCAATACTTTTGGAGCAACAACATATTTTGGGCAAGAGATTGGCGTAAACAAAGTAGACCTTAACAGAAATGCAACAGCTATTCCTGCTTTTGTACAATCAGGAGATTTTGATTTACCTACTGATGGTGACGGATCATTTTTATTAAGAGTAAGTAGATTTTTACCCGACTTTAAAAATATACAGGGTAATGCTCAAATTACATTAGGTACAAAAGATTTTCCTGTATCTACAAATTCTACGACAACTCAATTTACTGTAACAGGAACAACATCAAAAATAGATACAAGAGTAAGAGGAAGATTAGCAAATTTAAAAATAGAAAATACATCAACTGATGAAAGTTGGAGATATGGAACTTTTAGAGCTGATGTATATCAAGATGGTAGAAGATAATGAAACGAAAAGATCCTAAAGTAGGTACAGGTAAAAAACCAAAAGGTTCAGGTAGGAGATTGTACACAGATGAGAATCCTAAAGATACTGTTGGAATTAAGTTTGCGACTCCTAATGATGCTCGTAAGACCGTTGCTAAGGTTAAGAAGGTATCTAAACCGTTTGCAAGGAAAATACAAATATTGACTGTTGGTGAGCAAAGAGCTAAAGTTATGGGTAAATCACAAGTGGCTTCTATATTTAGAAGAGGTAAGGAGTCTATAAGACGAGGTAGAAAAAATGGCTAAGATAAATGTTTATGTACCTGAACCACCTAAAGAATATACAGAGGAAGGGTTTAGACAAATAAACCAAGCAATAGCTACAGTAGAAAATCAATTGAACACAACCTATCAACAAGACTTAAAAAATGAACAGGATGCGTTTAATTACTTTATGTCATGACAATACAATATAAAAATCAAGGTTACAAACAAGCTGATGTAAATAAAGCAACAGTTTTAACTTGTCCTGCTAATGCAACAATCATAGTAAAAGCTGTATATTGTGCAAACAATGATGCATCATCAGCTATCTTAGTACAGATGAATTTAGTTGACTCCTCTGATTCAAGTGCTGAGTATGAATTTTTTAGAGATGATGTAGCTGCAAAAACACAAGTAAATGCAACACCACAAGGTTTAAATTTAGAAGCGGGTGATGCAATTACTGTTCAAGCATCAACAGGTAGTAATAAAATTCAAGGTGCAATAAGTTACGCGCTATTAGATAGATCACAGGAAAATGGCTAGACAAAAGTTTGTAAATTTTGTACCAAGACCAAAACCTCGTAAACGTCCTAGACGTCACAAAAAATCTCTTTCAAAATCTGAAAAAAGAAGTTATAAACCATACAATCGTCAAGGGAGAAGACCATGAAAATAATACCAGCAAAAGCAAAAGAAATTGTTAAAAATAAAAGAACAGGTCAAGTGTATGCTAACAAAGACGCGTTCAATGCAGATGTTGCGGATCCAAACACAGACACAACTGAAGATGATTTTAGACAAGACCTTGAAATAACAGTTGCTTCTCTGGAGGTATTTGGTAAAAACGACTAATGGAACCTGCTGGTGGTACAGAACTACAACTCAAATTTTTATACGATCATGTAGATAATGATCTATTAGATAAGGTACAAATAACAACTTCAGTGCCTGAAAAAATACCATTACATCCTAATAAACCAAATATACTTTGGCAAAAAAACTCATACGATCAACCTAATATATATCCGTGGTTTAAAGATAAAAGTAATCATCATAAATATGATTGGTATGTATTTAACTCTCATTGGACATTTGAAAAATACAGAATGCTTTTTAATTTACCAACAGAAAAATGTATGGTTATTAAAAACGGATG